ACATGCGACAACGAGTTGCTTTCATAGAGTTGCGTTATACATTATTTTAGCGAGTTCTTTCGCTTTGACCTTTGCTCTCCAGCCGAGTATCCTTGTGGCTTTCTTCGTGTCACCGATGAGTACGGGTACATCTACTGGCCGGATATAATCTTTATCGAGAATTATTTTTATCGGATGGCCACACGCCTCTTCCACATAGTGGACGAAGTCCTCAACCGAATGGCTCTCACCGGTAGCGATAACATAATCATCTGGCACTGGCTTCTGAAGCATTTTCCACATGGCCTCTACATAATCAACCGCGTAGCCCCAGTCACGTCGAGCGTCTATGTTTCCGAGATGGACTTCTCCAAATTCTGCGGACTGAACAATTTTCTGGGTGACAAAATTCACGCCTCTGCGTTCACTCTCGTGATTGAAAAGAATCCCGTTACAGATAAACATGCCATACGCGTCTCGATAGTTTTTTCCTATCTGGTAGGCATAGAGCTTCGCGGTCCCGTAAGGAGAGACTGGGTTCATGCGTGAATCCTCTTTGTACGGTCTATTACTCAGGCCATCGAAGAGCTCCGAAGTAGAGGCCTGATAAATCTTTGGCTTCATGCCGAGTACCCTGATAGATTCGAGAAGGTTCAAGAATCCTGTACCCGTTGTTTGTGCGGTATACAGTGGTGTCTCCCAGCTTACCTGAACGTGTGACTGCGCAGCGAGATTGTATACCTCGTCAGGCTTACTTGCTTTCAATGCCCACAGAAGAGAGAAGGGATCTGTCATGTCTCCGTAGTGGAGCTTGATATCGAGCCCTTCAATTCTTTCTCGGTTAAAAGTAGAGGCTCGGCGAACGAGACCATGCACCTCGTACCCCTTAGAAAGAAGGAGCTCGGCCAGGTGACTGCCGTCCATGCCATTCACACCAGTGATCAGGGCTACTTTAGTTTTTCCCATAGCGTTACATGTTGCTGACAATATGATTCCCAGGTCATATCTTCTGCGGGATTAAAACTCAGTTTGTCAAAAATAGCATTGAGCTCTTCTTGGGTATCAAACGGATGAGCAATATTGAGCTCTGCGTGGAAGCCCTCCATCGGAGCAATACACGGTATGCCAGCATTGGTGGCATCGAGAATCCCCATTGAACCCTCATCTTTCCCGAAATACAGACAGTAGTCAGAGAGGTCGAGTATTTGCTTATAATGCTTTTCCTCGAATTCTCTGCTGTATTGGCCCTGGAAATCCAGTCCAGCAAACGGGGAAATGATTGGCTCCCAGTCTTTCCCCATAACAAGAAAGACGAATTTAGTCCTGTCGATATGATTGAGAAGCGCTGCGAACATCTGTTCTCGTTTGCATCCATTCGGATAGACGTTTGTGAGGATACTGACTATTCGTGGACGTCTTTGCCACCCATCATGGGCGGGGAGAACGGTGGCAAGATTCTTGATTTTTTTCTTTCTCAAAGCCGCCTCTGTCTGATGAGAGAAACAAATGCCAAGATCAGCTGTTTCCATCCCTTTTTTTAGGCTCGCAAGCTTCGCTTCATCAGTGATATGTGTCACCTGCAGGGTGTTCTTTCCAGGCATATGCACATAGGACTGATAGTTGATGTGATGATTTATCCAGCCCTTCTTTGGTTTCGTGCTGACAAGAACCGTATGACCCAGTTCCTTCAACCCACGCTCCATACGATAGGCATATTTCGAGAGAATACCGTCGTATCCCAGGGCTTCTTCGTAATTGACGAGGTTTATTTTCATAGCTTATGATTAATCATCTTAAAATACGGGTGGTTCCAGGCCCCACAAGGGGTGATTTGATGGATTTCTTCCAGTGGGAAGGCAATGGGGAAGCTCATTTGGTCTCTCACCCCGTAACGACAGTAGTCAGCCCACCACTTTTCATTCAATTCATTGATACGCGGCGTGTGTTTTCGGACAATAACCCCACATTCAGAAAGGCCTGAGTGATTTTCTACCCCTTGTTTGGCATAAGCCATAGTCTGTTCAAAGAGAATCTCTGGTTTTTCTTTCCCCAGGGCGATACAGGCGTCTCGTTCTTGATACACGTCGTCCCTACCAGCGTGCTTGAAGACAGCGATGTCTTTACCCGTTTTTGTCAGAAACTCGTCAATGAGCGTCTGCGGGGGGACCATTAATTCGATATTGGCGTCGAGGTAGATGGAATACTCTGTGTCCATATACTTGTGAGGCATGATTTTCTGGATTCTGGAGTTTCTGCGGTCATCGGTAAACAGGGTACAAGGAGGCTGTACGTTCCATGTCTTACTCTGATGGTTGCTGTAAGCGATTAAATGAGCCCCAGTGGCCTTCTGACCCTCATTGAGGGCATCGATACCACCCACGAGCGCAGTGTACACTGTGACCTCTTTTTTCATGTATAAATCGAATACCTTTTCGTACAGAGGGAGCTGTTTATCGATAGTATATTTCTCCAAAACTTCTGCCTTGGCTGCTTTCCCGATTTCTTTGCGCTTTTCTTCGTTTTCGATGAGCCAAGAGAGGTATTTTACCCACTGTCCGGTACCGAGAGCGAGATAGCCTGTCTTATAGTTCTTCACGCTCTCCTTGTAGGGCGTGACAGAAGACAAAACCATCGGGGTTTCCAGCATGGAGTGTTCCAGCCACTTGATATTTGACTTGCAGCGGTTAAAGTAGGAATCCATGAGTGGGGCGACCGCAATATCCAGGTCCATATCAGCCAAAAACTGTGGATATTCTGCGTATCCCATAGTGGGGCGGTGGTGGAACTCTCGTTCACCCCGTGATGAATCTTTATCGACAAAACCCGCCAGGTGTATTTCTACCTGCGGGTATTTCTTCAGAATCTCATCGAACGCATCGTTCACGATATGGGTATCAGCCATATGAGACCCTGAACCCATCCAACCAATTCTAATCTTTCCGTCCGTCCTTATCGGTCGTTTCACCTCCCAGATGGCAGGATCAATAGCGTTCGGGATAACGGTTATCTTCTTGCCCGTATGGGCGAGTGATTCTTTCAGCAGTTCTGTCGATACAACGAGATGGTCAGCAATCTCAATCATGTATCGAATCATGGGCTCTTTCTCTTTCAACTTGTCGTACAAGGGATGGGCCTTATTTTGCGTAAAGGGCTCATCATCAATATCCAAAATAATTTTAGAATCAGTGAAGTGCTTCGCCGTGTCGATATAGACATGCATCCCGCTGTTATCCACGAGCTTCCAAAACCAAACATCTCCCTTTTTCCCAAGCTGAGCGGCATTGTGCATGGCAATCTCTGGCTCCCCACCAAGAATAATCCTCCCGTACGTTTTCCATCCCAGTTTGCTGAGAGGATTGATAACCCGATACCAACCAATGGCTCCAAAACTTTTCGAGCCGTCTGGTCTCAGCCAGTCGGTATAGAATCCGGCCACCCTCGATTTCCCCCTAGCCATAGTGTTTTATATTAGATGCTATCGTTTCGTTTTCTTGTTTTTTCTTTTCAAGCGTTTGAATATGAGGAGTATTTTTTATGACGAGGTTCCAATTCCTCAGCATGTGTTCCCTATCAAAAAACATAGGCTGTATGTTTCCCTCAAGCGTCTTGTAGTGTTCGTGTGGGCTCCCGAGCATCTTCCTCGGTGCCGTCATAATGTGGTGACCTTTATAACGGATGGAAAGAATATCTGGTCTCCTGGTCCACACATTATTTATCATAGCAAACACCGGTACAACCGTAAATCCATATTCCTTCACGAGTGGCATGAGACGGTTCATAGCTTGACTAAAATATCGCGCTGTTCGATGACCAGGAAGCGATTCTTCTTGGTTTGCAGCGATTCAATTTCAGACCCTCCCCACGGATTCACCAAAACACGGTCACCTTTCTCTAGACCGTTTGTGTTCGAGTAAAAGACGACCCCTTCGTTAGAAAATCCTCTGTAGACTTCTTGCTTCTTTCCATCGACAACCTCTTTTGCGTAGTGACATTCCGCCTTAAAGACGATGCCAGGGATAACCATTTCCATAATTGTCTTCGCTCCTCAGGCCAGCCGGAGCGAACTGGTGGCCCGAGGACAATTAATTGCTTAAATTAATGTCTATATGCTCTTCACGTTGATCAGCCAAAGTTTGTTGGCGACAACAACGGTCCAGGCATCAACCTTCCAAGACAGAGTGCTGTACATATCCAATGGGTTGGATGTGTCGCTCGCACCAGGAGTCTTCAGGACGATACGCGGGTTCGCGGAACCGATGGCAACTTCTTTCACTGCGCCCTTACCACAAAAGAGGTTCGAGTAAGCGGTAAAAGTGCCAAGAGAACCGGCTGTTTCCGAATACATGTTGTTTGATTCCATGAGGTCGAATCCAGCAATACGCTTGATAGCCTGATCCTTGATTTGGCCAGTCTCTGTCGAGCTGACAGCGAGGTTAATCGAGGTAAAGGCTCCAGTAGCGGTGTCACCCAAAAGCTCATAATAAGCCTGTGAACTGACCACACCACGGTAGGCGCCTCCTTTGTTCAAAGAACCAACTGGGGCCTCAAACTTAGGAGCTTTGTTTTTCTTCAGCGTCAGTGCGACGAAACGGAGGTCGGCAACATCCAACATGTCTGTTGCGGCGAGAGCCGTCATCGCGTTCGCTGAGTTGACGAGGGCCTGATTGGCAAACTGAGTGGTTGCACCGGCTACCATCACATAGAGACGGATGAGGTCCAACTTTTCAGCTGCGAACTGTCCAAACGTCGACACTTTCTCTTTCAAACCAGCATCGATGCCAGTCAGTTGGAAGAAGGTCGAGTGCTGGGTGGTGTCACCATAGATGGCGACGGTTGCAGATACCGTTTCAGAGGTAAATGCGACTCCAGTAGGAGTGACTCCTTCAGTCAGTGCGGCTGTGTTCGGTGTGAACGCAGTTGTACGAGTGAAATACATCACTTTACCAGAGTTGGCGGGGAAATCTTCTTTATCAGTGAGGAAATCGTAGGTCGTTTCCAACATGCTTCTTTCGAGGAAAACCTTGTTGTAAAGAATCTGCATTTCCGGACTGAGGGTTGAGGTTGTATTTTGTGCCTGCGGCATATTTTTTTAAGGCAACGACAACTAACGTGTACGGAGAACTGCTTCAATTTCAGCTGCCGTCATGTTTTTCATGTCTTCTAACGTCACAGACGGTTTAATGTCCCCCCTTGAGACGCCAGTCGCCTGTGTTTTTTGCTTAACTTCGGTTTGACGATAAGCATCCTCTCGGCCTTGATTGATGGCTCTTCCGAAATATTTATCGGCTATTTGATCCCACGTTTTGTCGCGGCCGACGGTGAAACCAATTTCTTTTATCTCGTCTCGGAATTCAGAGTATTGTGGTTTGTCTTTTAGAAACTCCGTCAGTTTCGTCTCTTCTTCCTTTATCAACAGCTGTTGTTCCAACCGCTGCACCTTATCATAGACTGCAGCGACCGGATTGGCAGCGATTTGTCGTTGACGAGAATTTTCAGCCTGTTCGCGTGTTATTTGTTCCATGCGTTCGGTTGTGAGACCGTACTGCTGACTCAGTTGATCGGCTAACTTCGCTTTTTGGCCAAGTTGACCCTTATACCTGTCAGCTTCTTGAACAATTTGAAACATTTGTTCAGGCGTCTTTCCTTTGAACCTATCATCAGTGTCCCAGGGATGCGCTTCCACCTCAGCTTCCGCAGCTCCATCGTCAATGGTGGCCGCTTCTTCTGTGGCTTGGGTCTCGATGCCATCAGATTGTCCCGAAGCAGCAGTGACGTCAGCTGCTTCTTGAGGGTCTGGTGCTTCCCCGTTTTCAAGATTGTCCATATTTTTTGCTTTGCTTACTTTCTTATACTGCTTGAGCAGGCATCGACCTTCACTACTCTTTAGGGCTGGTAGTAGGGGGGACTACCAGTCCAAAAGAAGCGTTAAAGTTTGTTCAAATCATTGCGAATAAACCGTGCTTTTGTCTCCACTTCGTCCATTATCTGAAAAATACGGGTAATCCCTTCGTGTAAACCGTGATTATAGCGCAATTCGTCCATGTTTTTGCAATCGTAGGCTTTTTTCAGCTCCTTATCCTGGGCATGGAGAGGGGAAGCAAAGTATTTTTGAAATAATTGCCCCTCTACCATGCTTTTTACATCAAGAAGTTCTGAGAGTTCTCTCTCGAGGCCTTCTCTTCGTAGTTTACTAGATTCTAGGCTGTTGTGAGCCATAAGTTGCTTGACTTATACCGTCTGCTGAGGGTGTTTGATTCATTTCTGGGAGAGCGTTTCCGTCTACGGGTCCAGCTGCTCCTTGCTGTCCGGTCGGCTGGATGGGCTGTCCGGTATTGGGGTCAATAGTCTGCTCCGGCTGCTGTATGTCAGGGATAAGCTCTTTGACGTTAGAAATGCCTCTCATCCTGGCAATAGCCTGGGCAAAAGTACGCTGTTCTTGTGGCGCCATGCCTGGAGAGACCAAATTGTAGAGGTCAAGCATTTGTTTTGCCAAAATATCCTTGTTGGCAGCCTCGACCGTGTCTCCGGTGACCTTGGCATCAAATTGAAGATTATCACGGACACTTAAGAGGAGCTCAAAAATGGCCTGTCTTTCCACTTCTGGGAAGATTTTCATAATCTCCTGGTCTACCGACTGAAGATTTGCCAGTTCCATCTTCAGGGTCATCCATCCTACCCGTGCCATAGCGGATTTCAGGCGCTTTCTTACGAGGTCAAAGCGATTAGAAACGTTTGACTGGGCTAATTGGTCCTGACCAAAGGTGCGGGAGCTTGGTGAACCCTGAATGAGGTCCGTTGCTCCAGAAGCGCGCTTATGTTCCTGGCTAATAAGGTCAAGCATCTGGAACCCAGACTGCTTTAAGTCTGATTGCTCAATCCACTCTGCTTCGTCCTTTGTGGCACGAATGGTCCCGCCTGGACGGGCAAGCAAATCCTGTGGATTGACGCGCGAACCTGGATCAATACGCCACATCTTGTTCACGACAATCTTCAGGTTCAGCATGATCAGGTTAAAGAGGTCGTAGTACATCTCTTGTAGCCCCAGGGTGTTCTGACCGATGCCCTTACCGTTACAACGGTTTGGGATAACCTCGTTCTCATAGACAAACTTCACATAAGGAATGACTCCGTATGGGTTTGGTTCGTCACGCAAGACAATGCCCTCACCGCTATCAGCCACCGTGATGACTGATTCGTTTGTCCAGCGCTCGTAGATGTCAATGACCTGGAATTCATCTTCCATGGATTTTACGTCATCGAGATCTGTTTGGTCCATAACGTCAGACCCGTAGGCAGAGTGCTTCGATTTCTTCGTGGCCTTGATGGTCAGACTATTATCGTTATACGAAGGATTCTTTTTAATCTCTGCGATAGTCATGCTAATGCGTTCAATAACGCTCACCTGATCTTCGGTGTCTGAAATGAGTGGGTTCTGGTAAATGTCCAAAATGTTTGGCACAGAATAGACAGGACGGTCGATAATGATTTTCCCTTGCTCAAAACGCCAGGCACACTTCAAAAGCGAGGTCCCGAGACCACAGCCCTGTGTCACCCAACCCAAGGAGATCTCATAAAACCGAGGATTCTTTTCGATACGGTACGAGAGGATCTTATCCAAAATAAAGGATATTTCTTTGTCCTCGTCTCCGACGAGCATCACTTCCATTTCTGGTTCCCCAGAATAGATAAAAGGAACGACAAAAGAAACCTCTGTGCGCATCTTTGGAATAAACTCAGGGGATTCCCACGGATAGACATTCTCTGAAAGCTCGCCGTTCATGGCTTTCCAAATCTCGAGAATATCTTTTCTCCAGGCCGTGGTAGAAGATTCATAGACCTTCTTCTCTCGCATGACTAAAGCGGCACTTTTCTTTTCTTTTTCTTTCACCGTTTCTTTCTCTTCTCTGGCTTCAACTCTTTCTGGCTCTTGCTCTGGTACGATAGGCAGTCCCGTAGGTTGCATAGTATGGGTCTAAATTAGAGGGATTATACGGCACGGCAGCCATGGTAGTTATATATGCGAGAGCATCTATCAGGTCATCGTGCTGTCCCCGAGGAAACGTTGTTAATTCATCAATGAGATCGTCCTGTCCTTTTTTGAAAAACATAGCCGATGCTTCGTAACGAGGAAGAAGCGCTTCTATTCTTAGGGCTTTTGATTTCCCTAAGTCTTTTAATTCTTCGACCGTGAAGAACTCATTCCTCCGTCGCATCTCTTCGTCGAGTGTCGGCTTCAAAGTATACAAATAGCTGCGCTGCTCTATGCCGACCTTCAGGGGTTGGTAGAATTTTTTGAGATCAAACAACTTTTCGATGAGAGATTTCTCATCTCCTTTGAATCGCTCTGCGTTTAGAATATACCATCTGTTGTCAGAGTCAACTCCGGCAATAACAATACCAGTAAAGTCCGCCGTCTTTTCCATACTGTAGGCACGGTCCACAGCCATGTAGACGTTTAACTGTTTGCCTTCTTGCTCTTTTGGATCAAAGAACTTTATCTTTTCGAATTTGAATTTTCGGAACTCATCAGAGACTGGGTCGTTCATGTATTCCTGGTAGTACAAGAATCCCTGACCCTCCCGCATGTAGTTCGCCTTTATTTCTTCTAACTGTTTCAGATTCAAATGTTCTGGCCACAAGGCCTGACCGTCCATAACCGCTCTCCAGATTCTCTTCGTCCATGTCGGATAACGCTTTTCGTCAATCAAATTATTGAGCAAGGAATCATAGTGGAGAATGGTACCAATAACGACCACTTTCCCTTCTGGAGCGAGGGAAGGAATGAGCGCCCCGCTAAACCACCTGGAAAGCTTTTCCCTGCGGTCCTTCGACTCTACCATCTCATCGTTCTCCAAATCATCACAGATCACCATGTCTGGACGGAAGTTACGGTATTTCAGCCCTCTGACCTTCATATTGGCCCCTAAGGCCTTTACCATGACATCCCCAACCACAATCTCCTCCTCAGACCATTTATCCGTTACCAGGTTCCCATAGAAGGCAATCAGTCTGTCATTCCCCTCAAACTCAGCTTTTAAGGTTTCAAGGAACAACGTGGACTGGGAATAGGTATCAGAAATAAGGAGAGCGAACTTCGTTTGTTTATTGACTATCAACCAGGAAAGGTAGATAAGATCGAAAATGGTGCTCTTGGCATGCCCTCTTGGAGCAGCAATGGCAATTCTTGTTCCCCCTGTCTTTAGAATGGAATAGAGGTCTTTATGAAACTTCGGGGTAGCTAAGGTCAGATGATGGCCATAGAAGAACTGAGCAAAGAGTTCTATGTCTTTTTGAAATATTTTTTTAAGTACAGCCACTTTCTCTTTTGAAGTGGATTCTTCTTTAACAACCATATTACAAAGTTTCCAATACTTTTAAGACATTGTGCAGACATGGGTTATTATCCATACTACTACACGACAGAATCACCCTTGTGTCCACCGCATGTTGAGAGAACACATCACCTCTCGAAACAATGTACCTCTTCAAAAAAAAGACTGTGTCTCTAGGGAGAAATAATTACGGTTGGTCCTAAGGTATGTATAGTTAGTATGTATAGTTATTTCAAGGATGCTTCTCTATTCCTTATCCTATAACATAATACTCTTCCTCGTGGTTTTAACGTCCTAACTTGAAGGATCTTACTATCCGCTTAAACTCCTCGTCTGTTATATCAATATTGAGGTTTATACCCTTAGAAAGGACTTCCGTTCTCTCTGTGAAGCCTTCGTCCTTTCCGAGAGTCTTCAGGGTGAATTTTACCATATCGCTTGCTACGCGCTTATCAGCCTTCTCGTCGATGAACTGCTCAAGACGATTCTTTGCTTTGGCAACTACACGGTCCTTATACGCTAGCTGTTCTGATAGCCACTTTGGCATCTGAGCAGTTATGTTTTGAGCGTACTCTTCCCTGTAACCACAAGCGAGGGCAGAACGATAAGCGTTAAGATAGGTCTCACTCTCTGGACCGTAATAGTTCACAAGGAACATCTGCTGTCGTCGATCTAAATGTTTTTTACCAGCCATGCCCTTATTATACAGTTTCTGGTGACTCTTGTAAAGGTTGCACTCGTATCGGAATACTCGTCTTTGTCTTGCAGGGACGTTGGTGCCATTGGTCTGTGCCGAGGGGGGGACTCTGATGAGCCCCCTCGTCACGTTGACTTGAGGCTTTTTAACATTATTAGTTGCTTCTTCACTCGAAAGAGAGTTGTGAGTAACTTCAATTTTATGCAGGCAGTAAACGCAGTAGAGCTAACAGAGAAAGAAGAAGCAGAGGTAATAGACTCTATCATGGGAGCAGAGTCTCTCTCAGCCTCACTCTCGCGTGGGCTGGAAGATTACGATTTCGGTGCTTGTAGCCGGATAGAAGTAATCAAGAGCTCGGTAGTAGCGACACTCACAAAGAGAGCGTTTCGGGCAATCATGGCCGATATCGGGGAAAAGTGGACAATGAGTGAATGGTTGTTAGAAATTATAGTAACCAGCACTTCACACGACCATATTAAAAACCACCTGGATATGCATAAAGATATGCTATCAGACATCATATCAGAGAGCATTTCTGAACACCTCGGTAAAGCAATCCGCCAAGGTATGGCGGAAGAACGAGAGTGGAGATAATCGAAGACTTATTATTATTATAGTTGCTTCTTCACTCGAAAGAGGGCTGTGAGCGACTTCAACACTATGGCAGCAGTAAACGACGCAGTAGCAGTAGCAGAAACAGTAGCAGTAGCAACAGAGCAGAAGTTCTTAAACATCAGCTTAGCGATGTTTGATAATCGCAATATGCGTACAGGCCGCAGGGATCCAAACTTCCTTGTTAAATTCAAGATAGAGGGTGAAACAGATCCTACCAAGAAATGGATTACAGTGGGCAGTGCTTGGAAGCATGAGAAAGCAACCACGCTTAATCTTGACATCCCTAAATTGCGCCTACTCATAAACTAATTAGTTGGGGGTCGTTAACCTGTTCTTAGCCAGAGCTAAGCGGCCCCCTCCCTTATCAATATAAATATGTACTTTGCAATAGTAGTTATAGTAGCGTTCTATTACGTCTTCGTTTATCTTCCAATAGTATGAGAGAAACTATCTTCACTTGGAAAGGCACAGCGAAAGAGTGGCAGGAAAGAACTGGAACCCCTGGGCGAAAGAGTGGCAAAAAAGAACTGGAGCCCCTAGGAGGGGAAGAGTTCACGGGCCAGGAGACAGTCAAATAATCGAACCAAATCATCAAATATGAAAAATGAAACAAGACTCGGTCGCATGTCACAATCAGAGCTCCTCGCACTGATTTTTCTTATTGAACGAGCCAAGCCTGAGCTAAATAAGCGGATCAGCATTACCTTAGAGAAAAGGAAAAACGACTACTACGTTATCCGTAAGCCATTAACAGAATAAATCGTATGCCAAACTACAAAGTAGGAGACGTCCTCAAGCCTATCAATGGAAGTGTGTGTGGTACATACCACAGTAAACAAAATGCCGTTGCCATAAGCATTACCAACATCGATTCAGAGGGTGATTATGGCTATAAAATTCTCACCAAAGAAGGAGCTGTATTAAGTGGCTGTTCCAGTTGCTTCAAAGACGAAAACCTCACTCCTGTATTTAAAACTCTCAACACTCTCCAGGTTGGTGATTATGTGAAAGACGAAGACGGAGATTACAAAAGAGTTCTCGCTGTCCTCAATCGAGGTGACGAAGACGGGCTCTGTGTGTATGTGATGTCAACTTATGGCGAGAAGGATTCAGAAAATACGAGTATATCTGATGGCGTGTGGAACGTCCTTGAGCTTAAAAAATATGGCTACTCAATCGAAGACCCCACACCCGAAACAGTAGAAGAACTCACAATGGAAGAGGTATGTAAAGCTCTCGGCCGTGTGGTGAAGATTAAAAAATAACTAAAAATCACTAATAATATGCCAAACTACAAAGTAGGAGACGTCCTCAAGCCTATCGATGGAAGCGTGTGTGTTACATACGAAGAACAAAATGCCGTTGCCATCAGAATCACCAATATCAATTCGGATGGTAATTATTTCTACGTCATTCTCAGCAAGGAAGGAACTGTATTAGGTGGTTGTTCCCATTGTTTCAAAGACAACAACCTCACTCTCGTAGCCAAAACTCTCAACACTCTCCAGATCGGTGATTATATCCAAGACGAAGGAGGAGATTACAGAAGGGTCCTCGCTGTACTTAGCAGAAGCGACGAAGACGGGCTCTGCGTGTATGTGCTGTCAGGTGATGGCAAAAAGTATTCGGACAATATAGCGAAAGCATATAGTACATGGACTGTTTATGACTTAAAAAGACTTGGCTACTCAATCGAAGAACCCACACCTGAAATAGCAGAAAATACCGAAGCACAAATCGCAGCAGAGAAGCGCATCCTCCTGGAAGAAATCATCGCCACAATCAGAAAATCAGAACTCGATGGTGAAGATGTAGGGGCAATCCTCTCGATGATTCAAGATATGAAAAAACGAGTATAAACGAAGATAACCCTAAATAACCCTATGGACTACAACACATATATCTGGGAGTCAGATCTCGACACCCTGATAGAGGAAAGAACAGAATTCAAGCACAACAGCACTGAGTTTGAATACGCTGTCGATATCCTCGTCGTAAAAGATTTCATCCATGAACTCTTGCAAAGGCAGGAGGCCCTGGTGAGTCAAATACGCGAATCAGAATTAAAATAATCCTATGAAACAAAAGTGGGAGAGATTGACAGCAGCGAATCTTAGAGACAATGCCAATGTAAAAACAAACACTCGTTCCAGGATAGTCGTAACAGGAAAAATCACAGACCGAACAAGCCATGGCAACTACTCCTCCAGGATAACAAAAGCATACAGGCTGCACCTAAGGGGTAATTTTAAATATCAATTAGAGGAAAACGCAGAAAATGAAGCAGAGGATGGAACAGCTAGAACAGAAGACCCAACCTACAAAGAAGAAAGCTACGAGTGGGACGTATACCTGAAAGAAGGGGATTGGAAAAGAATAAACTTTCGTGGTGTACCACTCTGGATAGAAAAAACACAAGAAAGAAAATTCCAATGCTTCAAGTGTAAAAAAGCAGCAGCGCCGTACAAAAACGCAATATGTAAATCATGTAATCAGCTAGCATTTTGACTATGGACAAATTTTACGACCACTTCAAATTCGGACTAGAGTTCGAGATGGAAACACCGCCAAACAGCCTAAATCTAGACAGCACTTACGGCAACATGAGAGTAGTAAGAGACGGAAGCATCAACAGAGTAGCGGGTGGACACTGCTTTGAAATCATCTGTGCAGAACCACTCACAACCAAAGACGAGGAAACAGCCTTCCTCGACACAATGAAAAGCCTTATCCCAGTCTTTCAAAGTCAATCAGGTGAAGAAGTATTTGCATATCACAACTTGTCATGTGGAACCCATTATCACTGGTCATTCAAAAACCATAAGGATGCCATGCTCTGGGTATACGACACAATAGACTTTGAAAAATTCTTCTACACCGAATATGTAAAAGAGTTCCGAACAGAAAAATTCCTTTCTCGTATCAACACCAACTTCTGCAAAGCGCCTACCCTATCAGACGCAGCCAAAGGGGCAGAAACAAAGCCCCATGAAGTCAGAGCAAGCTTAAATAAGCTCACCATGGCTGGATTCGCACAAGAATATGCCAAAACCTCACGTTATCGCTGGCTCAACATGCAGTCCGTAGTAGAAGGAACAGGAGCTGAGATACGAATATTCCCATTCCTCCAAACACATGCTGGCGTAAACCAAGTAACAAAGTTCATGAAGCGAATACTGCTTGAATTCTATCTCAACCCAAGTACCCAAGAAAAAATAAAGCTCATGGAATTCTACAGTGCCAATATAGAAGGAAAGCCCCTAAAATTTCATCTCTTAAATGAAATGAAAAGACTAGCGTACGAAATACTGGTAACAAAAACAGTCAACGACACATCCCTTGCAATGCTTTCAGGCGAGCTTCGTATTCTTCTCGCTCGCTGGGTCAAAAAGCAACCAAACCTAATCAAACAAGAAAAAGCTTCCTAATATGTGCGAAATACTCGTTACCAAACATAACAACAGGGGGATTCAATTTGCAGAAGAAAAAATCCACGCTGCCCTCACTGCTAACAGCGACGGTGCAGGCTATGTCGTCTTTGAAAAAGTAAAGAACGACAAATATGAAATTATCGAAACAAAGCTGTTCAAGCCAGTAGTGAAAGCACGGTGGACATACCAGCTCGGAGACAAAACAAATAACAAAGACACAAAAAAGCCCTACACTGCTTGGGACTTTGACCTCATAACCAAAACCATCATCCTCTCAAACGATAGTGACCAGTCAATCTTTGTCTACCCTAAATCAGTTGAAGATGCCTTCTTAGGAAGCGCAACAGAGCTAGAAATACAAGAAGCCATTGAAAAATGGCTGGATATGACAAAAATAAGTTACGACTTCTCTACAGGTACAAAAGACAAAGAAGAAGAAGAAGAAGACGACGACTCAATCGACAATATTTCTGAGAAATTTTTCTTGAAACAAGCACGCTTGAAAAAGAACCAGCTGATGATAATGCACTTCCGCCTGGCGACATCAGGACGAACACATGAATTCACCCAGCCAATCATCAATGAAACGTTCCTCACTATCCACAATGGCGTTTTCTCAGCGCTTGGAACACCACTCCAATCAGATACAGCAAAATTCAGTGAAAACCTTGAAAAGCTGTACAACATTACCAATATAAAAACGCCGAAAGAAGAAAACACACTCATAGAGACACTGCTTGATATGACAGAAGGATACTATTCTGCTTTCTTCTACTCTTTCAAGACCAAAAGTCTCTTCTACTTCAAACACGGAGCCTCATTCTACTCGTTCAATAACAAACTCCTCTACTCTACCAGGGCTGAAAGATTCCCCCTCAGTTCAGAAGAGGCCAATAAATTCATTTAATATTCAGCCATGAAAAAGAATAGAAAGGTGGTGATAATATGAAAACAACGTACGACAAAGAAACAGGGCTAAGGACGTGGGGCTTGTCAGCATGGTATGAAAAAGCAATATACCTTTTTGGCTGGTTCTACACAATCATCATGGCAGTGTGGTTCCTCGTAGGAGTAGCAGCAACAGTAGAAGTTTAATCGTAAAATATAATCATATGTCAGTAGTAAACACCGAAGCCATCTTGAAGCTCGTAGACGTCATGAACGAATTGAAGGACTCTATCGACCCAGCATACGGAAAGATTGCCATTGTCATGAAGAAAGGGCCAGCTGATAACGCCGAATGTGTGCGTTATTTCATTCAGAAGCGAGCCATCATGACTGTTGATGGTATCGAGCGCTGGGCATATGTAGCCCGTGAGTCTAAATAATGCATGTAATCAGCCTGCATGGCAGTTTACAAATATCGGATCCTGATTATGAGCTCTTGACCGATATGTTTGAACACTACCTTCAAAATACAATGTTTTCTTCTCAATTTGTCTGCATGAGCAATGAATATGGAGATATTCTTATCACAGATGATATGATAGAAACTCTTGGAGATAAACTCCGAGAAGGTAAGCTTTCAAATGAACAAGCTCAATTAGTAACCAATATAATTGAACTCAGGCAAAACAATTATCTAAGCATTAATACAACTGAATAAAAAAGAAACAGCGGGCCTAATAAGCCCGCTTTTTTTATGTCCGGCCCGCTGTGGGGCGGTCAAATAATCGGATTAGAAATTTTCTATAGTCACGGAGGGTGGCACCTCCGACCTCGCTGGCAAAGCCTAGCAAGCTCTGTAAACCACCGTGATTATGGAAAAAACTTTTTTATTATTCTGCACGATAGCATTTTTTCAACTTTTCTTTTAATATTTTTAGTCTTATTTCCCATTCCACTCTTCCTACGATCGGATTCTCAAGCGCACGTTTGTGGATTTCTTCGTATCTTTCTGGGTATTTTTCCCGAAACCAAGCACCAGATTCCGTTGGATTCAGGTGCCACCACGCGTGGCAGGTGAAGCACATGGCCTTTATGTTTGTTACTTCGGCTGAAAGATCGTGATAATGGGACTCTGGCTTGACGTGAGAGCCGTCTATCTTCGCTCCAGCAAGCTTTGAGACACCGCAACGGACACAAACATACCTGTCTCGTATTTTTGCCAGTGTTTTTGCGATATCAACACACTGATTTCTGAGCGAGATGATCGAACGTACTACTTTTTTTATTTTTTTCCTTTTCATTAGTGATCGTATTTTTCCCGAAGAGCTTCTTCAAGGTCGTTTTCTGCTGTGAGCGAACGCTTTCTGAGGGCTCCTATGGAGATAGTGAAGTTTGACTCAATCGCATCCGCCACTGTTATCATCTCACGGTCCAGCGTCTTTGTCGACTGTCTTGCCGTGAACGCTCGCTGCAAAGCTTCTTGAACATATCTCATATTCGTTTTTTAAAAATGGAACTCTCCACAGTCACAATTACATCCTTCACGGCGACAGTTTCCTGAACAGATATGGTCACACTTGATAACCCGCATGAATTCTTCGAGCAGGTCTTCCAGGTCGTCTTCCGATAGCTTCATTCCCCGATAGTCATGGGCGTAAAACCCTATGATTACTTTTTCTCTTGTATCTTTGTCCATACGTTTTATTCCGTTGTGTCGGGATCAGGGATAACGACAGAAAGTGTTTCCCATGCCCAGAACCTGATTCTTTCGATATAGTCTTTCGAAAAACCGAGCGTATCGAGTTCTGTGCTTGACTTCACCGTCTCATATTCCTCCCCCTTAATGATTATGAGGTCTTTGAGAAACATGCGCTTCATAGCTTCATGTATCTCATCTGAAGTATGCCCAGTCTCATCAGCGATCAACCGTATCACGACCGCCCAATAATACTGGTTCTGCTTCACGGTGCGCTTCGTTGACCTCTTACGAACAACTACCTCCACAAGGCCATCAAGACTATGGAGATAGTTATCGTAAGCGTCCTGGTTATCCATCGCTATTTTCCCAAACTGGATTTTACCAAAAAATTTGGGATTCATAGCTTAGTAAGGGACGTCGGTAAGCTTTATAGAGATCTTGTCTTCCTTGTTTGCTACGTCTACCTGCAGGCGCATAAACGCGGCTGACATGTCTGCTATCTTCTCTTCGAACTCTTTCCTGGTCACAAAGTCTCCTACAGGCGCTGTAGCTGCAGGATTTGACCGCTGTGGGGTGTTTGAGGCTGGAGCCTTAACAAACGACCTTCTGAGCTGAAGTATCGTCCTACGCTTGAAATTGATGGTTTTACCATCTTTCTCCCATTCTGCGTCTTCTTCCTTGTACTGGACATCGACATCGTCACCAACGACGAGCTTCAGCTCTTCCCAGGATTCGAAGGCCTTTGTCTTCGCCCCATCTTTCTTGTAGAGCCAGAAGGAGAACTTTTGTTCCCCGTATTTGATATTCACCTTTTTCTGGTCTTGGCCCACTTCGTCAAGGCGAATGGTGCTATTTATGATGTTCTCCATAGTTATCTTCCTTCATACTTATCATTTAGGTCGTAGTAGAGAGCCGTCAGCTCCGCGAGGTCTGCCTTCTTGTCCTTAATCTTACAACTCTCTATGAACTCAGAAATGTTGCTACTCCTCCTATAGATGTTGATATAGTCAGCACTAGAAAGGTTTTTTATGGGATTCATAGTAGTTTTTCATATCACGTTCGGTGTCGCTGACACAGGCCCTGTGCAATTCCATCGATATGCGCTGTATGGAGGCCTCATCGACGTTCCCCTTCAAAACCGCTTGATAGGAACAGAAGACATCCACTGGCTCATACTGATTGATTTGCAACTTCTTGGAGAAGCTCCTGGAAATGTGTACCTGTTCAATCTTGTTTGGGCTCAGGAACTTCTTTTTAGGTGTTTTGTTCATAGGTTTATTTAATTTCTCCCTCAAGATAATCATTGATCCTCTGGAATTGCTTTTCGTTTACCCCCGCGGCTTTCTGAGCATCGCTGAGTTTCTGTAGGGTGCTTTTGAAGGCCCTATCGGCCCTCTCGGCCTCTTTTATCTTGCCAATGTCTTTCCCGACAAAGAGTCCCACTATATAGGCGAGTCCCACAAGTGCGATGTTCATCAGCAGTATTCCGCTTGCCATAATGTTACCGCTTAGTGATTATCAGGCTATCCCCCCTTTTTTCTACCTTGAGGGGTGTTCCGCGCTTTATCCCAAGTTCACGGCAATAGACAACAGGGATAGAGACAAGAGTCGTATTCCTCCCAGCGATTATTGCGCTTCTTTGCCTGTGGTCATAAGAGGGTGATGGTTGGGAGAGTCTTTCTTTTTCTGTCATAGATGAGTGCTCCGTCTCTAGCGAGCTTTTTTAAGAGTTTATTGACGTAGGCCCTTGATGTTTTTGTCTCGACCGGAACACATACGACCGTACGTTCTGTTTTGATGATTGTCCATTCCTTCGATATCTCATTTGCAGAGAGAGGGAGGCTTTCTGGCTTACCAAGTGATCCCCACCTCTCTCGCAAGAAACCGAGGAGTCTTTCCTCGTTGCTCATTATCGTCTTACGGAAAGAAACGTTGCGACTGCGAGTACCAGGGTGCTCACCGCGAGTACCAATACCCCTAATTCAAGAAACGTCATATAGTTATTATTATAATTTAGTTAGGTTTCGCTCCCTCCTAACGACTGCGCTTCATTCCAATCTCATCCATGGCCTCTATCAGCAGGCGCTGGAACACTCCATGCTCCCGCTTCTTTGTTAGTGCATACCCCGCCTTACGAATCTTTGCGGCGATGTAGTTTACCTGTGGCTTGTCGATACCGAGCTTATTGGCCATATCTTCTACGCTGAGCTCATCCCACAACTTTGCAAACGTTTGAAAGAAATCCTTGGTATACAAGATATGAGTATCACGGTGCGCATATTTTTTTCTCTTGTGCATATATATTTTATTGGTTGATAATGGTGGTCGACCAGAGGCTTTCCTCCTCACTGGATTAAACCTAGCACATTATTTTGATATTGTCAAGGTTATTTACTCTTTCACCGCCTCGATGAGGTCGTCCAGACTGCTTATTTTACCTTTATAATAGTCATAGAGGTGAGGGACACCCACGATCGCTACCTTTCTTGCATACTTGTTTCTATCCTTGGTCGCCAGTCCTACTACCCTCTCTCTTTCCTCTGCTCTGGCTTGGTCAAATCCTGCGTCATAGCATTCGCAAGTTTGTGGTGCATCATTGAATCTACAAATGTGTTCTGGGTGGTTCATATTTTTTTCTTAAAATAATCAGCCCTGGTAGAGTAGAGGAGTTCTTCTTCAATAGCTTGTATTGCGTGCCTGTATGGTGCTTTTTGGTCACTAACAGCATTGTGAAAATATATCAATAAACTATCTCTTACACCTTTTGTCTTTGCTCTTATCTCCCCCACCACCCTCTCTCTTTCCTCTACTCTGGCTTGGTTTAGTTTATTGGTGAGGAAGGATTTTACTTCTTTTTTATATCTTAAGGAGGGTGGTTCTACGACACCATTACAGCCTTCATTTTTACAAGATAAGTCTATACCATAGCCCACAAAGGAATACGCAGTATTACAGGATGGGCAAACTATAACTGGCCCTGTAACAAATATAATCTTCTCAAACTCCTCTAGTATTTTTTCATTCATACTTTAATTTTCTTAAGTATAAGATTGAAATCTGGGTAAAAGAAATCTCTTGGCTCTGTAACAGACGTTTTTTCTCCACAAACATCGCAAGTCCCTGTATGGTAAGTACTCACATCGTAAGCCTTCTTTATCGGCGGTTTTCCGTACTTTTTCAAACAAGTCAAGTAGTTAGCAGTCAATCCGCAAGGAGAACAGACATCCCATATATCCGTTTTTTTAGTAGTCATACTCTTATATTT